GTAAGGCTGGCTAGGTGGCACAATTTTGAGCTGTTAAGAAACTTAAGCAGCTCAGAGGCTGCAGATCTTATTTTAAGCAGCTTACCTGCTAAAGCTGGCATAGTTAGAATTCACGTTTCAGGAGATTTTTTTAACGAGTCTTATTTTAGGGCCTGGCTGCAGGTGGCAATTGCTAGGCCTAAAGTTATTTTTTACGCGTATACAAAAAGTTTAGTTTATTGGGTTAACTATATAAAGGAGATCCCAGCCAATTTAATACTTAACGCGTCCGAGGGCGGCAAATTAGACGCACAGATAAAGGAACACGGCCTAAAATTTGCAAAAGTAGTTTATAGCCCTGAGCAGGCCCAGGAACTAGGCCTTTTAATAGATCATACGGACGAAGCAGCCTATAAAACTAAGCAAAGTTTTGCCCTATTAATACACGGCCAGCAGCCGAAAGGATCTAAAGCTAGCCAGTCAATTAAGGATCTTAAAGCTCGTAATATCCAATATTCATACACTAATTAAAAATAATATTTTTTAGGGCCCTAATTTAGTTTAGGGCCTTTTTTTTATATCCTGGGCAATTTAGGGCTAGCCAGTTCAAACCTGGGCCAGGAGCTTATTAAATTAATATTTTATGAATATTTATGCACTAAAAAACAAAATTAAAAAAATACAGTCCTTGAATGATCCTAAGCAAAGGTATTGGCTTGAATTCCTGCAGGATCTTTACAATAAAGAACTGCAGTTAATGGCTGACAAAGTAACCCAGGAGCTAAGCCAGGAGCAGAAAGAAAAAAGCAGCTGGGCTCAATATCTAGCTAATTAATACAGCCAATTCTAGGCCCTAAATTTATTTTTATGCATAAAGTATTAAGAAAGAAAAAAAAGTCCAGCCTAGGGCCTTAAAACAGTTTTTAAATATCATTCAAGGCCAGGGCCAAAGTATGCAAAAAAGCATATCAATGTTATAACATTAATGTTTAAACATTAGTTGTTTATGCAACCATTGAAACAAAATTTCAAACAGGCAAAAACCTGCCAAAAACCCCTCGGCAAAAACCTGCTAAAAATCCCCTAAAAATCCCACAGCCAAAAATCCAGCAAAAATCTTTTATGATTACCTTAACAAAAAACCTGCTAAAAATCCTTAACAATAACAAAAACTCCTTAACTTCGTCAAACAAAACAAAAACCCCATCTATGTCATTTGAACTAATCACCGTCAAGTATGGCTGCCAGTGTAGTCTTACTGGCAAAAACTTCTCACCAGGTGAGCAAGTCTATTTCAACTACCTATCAAAAACTTTCCTTGATCCTGTGTATTATGAGAATATGCAGAGCCAAATCAATTCAAGTGGAGTTCAAAGCTATTTCCAAAGGCACCAAAAACTTAATAAAGTAACCCAAAAACCCTAATAATATGTCTAAATTTGAGTTCATTACTGAAACAAATACTATCACAGGTGGTGTAAGATATTATACCGAAAAGGATGGTGAGTATGTAGATAGTTCCATTAGTGCTGACAAAGATAGTGCCTACGAAAAGTTTATTAAGGCTGCTAGTGGAGTATCTTTAAAGCCTACTAAAGAGGTAACTGAAACTATTTACTCTATAATTGAATAAGTATGCACCCTACACCAGCCCATCTAAAACAAAAAGGCCTTAAGGACTACTTTATGATAAGTACCGATAAGGATAGGATTAAAAAAGATTACATCTATCGTGGTATGTTTATCCATTGGGACTCCAAAAAACCCCTAGATAAGTTCTACTATTGGAGAGGTGATTATTTCACATCGATTGAAGGAGCAATGCGTTCCATTGACAGACATTACAAATTATATAAAAAACTAAAAGATGCTAATTAGAGATTATCGTGCCTTGCTTAAGTATGGCGATATAAAAAAGATTTGTGAGATTACAGGGTATACACCTTATAAGATTCGCACTAGGTTGGCTAAGGCTGACGAAGAGATGATTGAGATTGTAGAAGCTTTCTATCGCAAGAAGATAGAAGAATTAAAAAACCAAATATATGACTTCACCGAATAAAATACACTACTACGCTATGCCAGGAATATTAAACTTTGAAGAACCTGATAGAGAACAACTAATTCAGTTCGTATGCAAGGAGATGAATGTAAGATACAAAGATGCCTTGTCTAAAGATAGATCACGCATTCTAGTGCTTACTAGGAATATGTGCTATGCCATTCTAAAAACTTACGTAGGGGCCACAGTAGCCTCAATAGGCAGGTTATTTTTTCGTGACCATACAACTGTCCTACACGGATTGCGTATGCACCAACAAGACCTAAAGACTAATGACATCTACCAGGAGCAATTTGATGAGATTAGATTCTTACTTAAACTTAATTTACCAACCAAAAAACACATAAAGTATGCTAAGTCAATTCGCACTATGGGATGATTCTGAAAAGCGATTATTCATCGCTAAGATTATCCACCAAATCAATTATTCACAAGCCAATCTTGAGTTAATGGAATCTATCTTGTCTATATGGCAAAAGTATCCTACAAGAGAAGCTTATTATTATCAAGAAACACAACCAAAAAATCTAAACTATGGAACTACAAACAACTAGTCCTTCGTATGAGTTAATCAACAAGGACTCAATGCTTAAATTAAGCACAGAGTTATCTAAGCTAATCAAAGAGAAAGGCTTATCGTCTAACATTCAAGGTAAACAATTCGTTAATGTGGAGGGATGGCAATTTGCTGGAGCTTCCCTAGGATTGATGCCAATTATTACATCTACTCAAGACTTATCAAATGAAACTGCTATTAAATATATGGCGACTTGTGAGGTACGCAACATTACTACAGGTCAGCTCGTTGCTACAGGCATTGCCTTATGCTCGAATGCCGAAAAAACTAAGAGATACTTTGATGAATATGCTATTTTATCTATGGCACAGACAAGGGCGATTGGTAAGGCTTATAGGAACTTACTTGCTTGGTTAATGAAGGCAGCAGGATTTGAGGCGACACCTGCTGAAGAGATGGACTTTGCAAAAGAGGAACCCAAAAAACCTGTCGTACAAGAGGTAGAAGTAGAAGAGATGGCAGAAGTAGTAATTGATAGAGTAGAGTTAATTAAGCAGATTACTGACTGCACAAAAAATAAGGAGTTAGTAGATATATATTATGGATACAAGCAATACATAGATGGCGATAAAGCCTTACTTATGTTGCTTAAGTCTAAAAAAGAATCATTCACAAGTAAAACAAAAAAATAATGAGTACTGAAATATTTTTACCGAAGGTAGAACTATCTACCTATGAACCAAGTAAGTTTAACAATGACTTAATCAAGACAACTATTGTAGAGCACTTTAAAGAGACAGGCGATAGTGCACTAGAAACATTAGTTCGTATGGATGCCATCGCACAATTATTTGATGGTGTTCGTAGTGAGCTTAGAGAGTTAGTAGTAGATGAACTAGCTAAGTACCCTGGTGGCAAGGCTGATGTCTTAGGTAGTGAGGTTACTAAGATAGAATCAGGAGTTAAGTACATCTATGACCAAGATTATGCCTGGACTAAACTTAACAACGAAGTAGAATCACTTAAGTATGCTCTTAAAGAAAGAGAGAAGATGCTTAGGACTATTAATACACCTATGGTTGATCCTGAGACAGGAGAGATGGTACACCCAGCTCCTAGAGTATCTACAACCACATTTAAAATATCCTTAAAGAAATAATATGAAAGAAACCATAGGGATGTTAAAGTTCTTTTTTATTGCAGTACCAGTTTTTATTGTTGTCTATTGCTCTGCAATGGCAGTAGTAGAACTTAAAGAACTAATAAGAAAATGATTCACCAATTAAAAAATACTATAGATGTTCACACTCCACTTGGGTACGGAAAAGCAATCGCCTGGATTGACTACGGAAGCGATACAAACACAGTTTGGAAAGTCGTACTATACGACACAGGTATGGTTAGGAACTTCTACGACGATGACATACTCGTATATCCCAACGCAATGGATGGAGGTGAAATCGATGAAGAGTTCTTCGTCAAAAGAGAGTTTAAGTATAATAACAAACAATTTATAAAAGGGCTAAAAAACCATTTTAAACCATATGAGTCAGGAAATAAAGGGGATGGAGAATAATATACCAGTCAGAATGGTGTTTATAGACAACAAAGAAGAGATTCATTTTAAGTCTATAGCAGCTGCTAGTAGGAAGTCTAAAGTGACAGCACAGAGCATCAGAGAGTCATTAAACCCTATTGCTAGGAAGAAGTTTATGGTTAAGCACCTAGACAAAGAAAGAGTGGTAGCATTTAGAATCATATCTAAAAATCCATCAATATGACACACGGAAGTTTATTTTCAGGAATAGGTGGCTTTGATTTAGCTGCACATTGGATGGGTTGGGACAATATTTTCCATTGCGAATGGAATGAGTTCGGCCAAAAAGTTCTTAAACATCATTTTCCAACATCAAAAAGTTATAATGACATTACTAAAACAGACTTCTCTATTCACAGAGGAGAAATTGACATCCTCACAGGAGGATTCCCTTGCCAACCATATTCAACAGCAGGACTCAGAAAAGGGAAGGCCGATGAAAGACACCTCTTTCCTGAAATGCTTAGAGCAATCAAGGAGATTAAACCAAGATGGATTATTGGTGAGAACGTTCGTGGACTTGTTAGTTGGGGGGGGGGATTGGTATTCGAAGAGGTGTGCTCTGATTTGGAAAGGGAAGGCTATGAAGTGCAACCGTTTCTTATTCCAGCTGCAAGTGTCAACGCACCGCACAGAAGAGATAGGATTTGGTTTATTGCTTACGCCAACGACAAGAGAGGAAGTTCAAGACTTGGAGAAATTTCAACAGAGAATGGAGAAGTATCCGAATGGAACAAAGATACCGAATCTAGCAACACAAGTACACTCATTACTACCAACACCGACAACACGAAGCGATGGGGGCAGGGCAACAACAATGGAGAACGGAGTAATGAAAAACAAGAGTCACACTACAGGAACAACTTATGGGATAACGTTAGGTCAATTAGCCAAAGCGCAGATGCTGCCAACACCGAGTGCATACGATTGGAATACATCGAGGAAAGAGGAAACATTTATCAAAGCACAAGCAAGGCACAAAGCGAAAGGGGTGAATTTACAAAATCCATTAAAGCAAATGGCAACAATGGGAATGCTACCAACACCATCAGCGAACGAGGACAGTTACAGACTTCAAGGGGATACACAAGCAAGCAAGTGCTTAGAAGCGATGGCGAGAAAAGGAGAATTAGAGAATGGGAAAAGTTCCCCACTGTCTCCCCGGTTTGTTTTGGAGATGATGGGCTTTCCGATAGATTGGACTCTATTACCTTTTCTAAGTGGAGAAAAGAATCAATTAAAGCAGCCGGAAACGCTATAGTTCCTCAGGTTGCATTTGAATTATTTAAGACAATAGAGTTATTTGAAAATTCTTTGTAAATTTGTTATGTTATGTACGAGATAACAATTAAAACTTTCTGCCCTAGGTGGCGTTAGAACTCGTACTTCTAGCAAAACCGATGGGCTTTTTTTATTATGTATTATACTACAATAATCCATCCAATCCGTAAATCTTTGCATTTATCTTGTAATGAGTATTGTGTTTTGGATAGCATTTACAAATTACAAAACAACGAATCGCATTGGTGTTATAAATCAAGGGAAAATATGGCGAAAGACCTTGACCTATCAAAACAAACTATAATAACTATAATAAAAAATCTTGTTGCTAGGGGTTTAGTAATGCAAAATGATGTAACAAGACATTTAAGAGCTACTAATGAGATATTTCCAAAGCTGTTAAACGACCATAAAACACTAGAATATAACAAGAAAGATAATAGCTTTACCATCGGTATAGAAACTTTACCTGACGAGTCAAGAAACTTTACCAAAAGTGGTAAAGAAACTTTACCCTATAATAACATATATATTGATACTAATAATACTAATAAATTATATGAAGGGAAGGAAGCTTTTCTTAATAGACTAGAAACTCAGAAGGATAAACTTGGAAACCAATATCAATCTTTTTTAGACTATTGGACTGAAGCAGATGCAAAAGGCAAGATGAGATATCAAGACCAAAAATTCTTCGACATAGCTAGAAGAGCAGGAACCTGGATTAAGAATAGTAAAAACTTTGAACCTAACACAACAACTAAAATAAAGCTAAAATAATGGATGTTATAAACCTACCTAAAAACCTTGAGCTAGAAGAGAATATTCTAGGCTCTATTCTACTAGATAAAAGAGCTTTGCCTTTAGTAGTCAATTACTTAAACGAAGAAATATTCTACGATTTAAGACACCAACTGATATTCAGAACTATTAAGCAGATGTATGATAAGAACATACAAATAGACTTAAGTACTGTGTTCCAACGACTTATAGATAATAAACACTCAGAAGAAGTAGGAGCCTTATACCTATCAAAGATTACGAATAGTGTCGTATCTACTGCTCACCTAAACACCCACATAGAGGTAGTAATAGAATTATACAAGCGTAGAAAGTTAGCAACCTTGGGCAGATTAATGGAGGTATCGGCCTTTGATGGTGCTGAATCTACTGATGATACCCTAGCTACGTTTGGTAAACAACTTTTAGGGTTGCAAGAGTTTGGTAATATATACGAAAAGACTATAGACCAAATCATTTTACAGCTAATTAATACTAGAGATGCTGCTAGAGATGGCGAGTTACTAGGCATAAACACAGGCTTTATGGAGCTTAATAACACCCTTTGCGGTTGGGTAGATCCTGACTTTGTTATCATAGCTGCTAGACCAGGAATGGGTAAGACTGCCTTTATGCTTTCTAGTATCTACCACATAGCAATCCAAGGAGGCATCGCTACGGCCATTTTTAGCCTCGAAATGAGCTCCAATCAGCTAGTTGAAAGGTTAGAGTCAATCAGCTCTGAACTGCCCTTAAAACGTCTTAGAATGAATTTACTGACCGATAACGAAAAAGTTCACTTAATGCGAACTGACGACAAGATACTTACTTCCCCCATCTACATAGAGGATATGGGCGGTATTAGTGTAACCCAGCTACGAGCCAAAGCAACTATTCTTAAACAGAAGTATGGCATAAAGATTATCTTTATCGATTACCTTCAACTTATGAGTGGTACTGGCAAGTCAAACCAAAACCGAGAGCAAGAGGTATCCTACATTAGTAGGAGCCTAAAAGCACTTGCCAAAGAGTTGGAAGTACCTATTATCGCCCTATCCCAATTATCACGTAGAGTAGAAGAACGAGCAGATAAGATGCCTCAGTTATCTGACCTTAGAGAATCAGGTAGTATTGAACAAGATAGCGATGCAGTATTGATGTTGATGAGACCTGGCTATTATGAAATGAAAGATTCAGTAGAAATAGGAGGTAAAGAGTATGATCCTACTGATTTAGTAATTTTAAAAGTAGAAAAGAACAGACACGGACAGACACGCAATATTGCGTTAAGATTTGTAGGAGAAACTATGACATTTACTGATTACAATTAAAATTAATAATATGAAAGAAATTAAAGGTTATGAGAAGTATATAATATCAAATAAAGGAGATATTTATATAAAAGAAACTATGCAAAAAATGGGAACATACTTATCTAACAATGGTTATTTAAGAATTGGATTGACAAAAGATAATAAAAAAACTAATTTTTTGGTTCATAGACTTGTTGCTATTTCTTATTTAGAAAATATAGATAACAAAATACAGGTAAATCATATTAATGGCATAAAAACTGATAACAGGTTAGATAATTTGGAATGGGCTACTAGGGAAGAAAATATGCAACACGCATATAAAAATGGATTAATGAAAGGCTTTTATGATTGTGCTTATAAAGTTGTTTTAGATACTAGTAATGGTGTTTTTTATGAATCAGTTATAGAAGCTAGTGCTAGATTGCATATGAATTATTCAACATTAAGAAGTATGTTACAAGGCCATAGAAAAAATAAGACTAATTTAATTTATGCTTAATCTTAATAAAGTTTACTAATAGAAAACTTTTATGTCCAAGGGCTATAGAAATAGAAGAAAGTTTGAGATAGAAGCTGCTAAGGCTGTAGATGGTACATACCAAGCTATTAGAATATTTGCTAAGAGTACTAAGGTTTTAGTTATACATCAAACAGAAGCTTTAAAGAAGGGTTATTTTTTGCTAGAGTATGAGAACGATGGCAAGCCTAGTGGCATATCAGATGAAAGAGTAGAGTTCTTTGCTTTTAACTTAGACTTAAGAGATAGAATAGTATTTATAAGAGCAGAGTTTTTAAGAGTAAAGGCTAGAAGATATTGGAGAATAGGTGAGATAAAAGTAAAGGATAAAATAAAATATGTCAAGATGCCAACTGATGAACTTATTCGCTGGTATTAATGTATATTAATAATATATTGTAATTTTGGTAATGGCATACCAATCAGCAAGTGAATTAACAAAGATGATGTTAGAGTATCTTAAGGATAATGGTAACGAAGTATGGAGAAACAATAACCTAGCAGTTAGAGGTAGGGCCTTTATAGGTAGAAAAGGAGTTCCTGACATCATTGGTTATAGTAAGAAGTATGGTCACTTTGTTTGCTGTGAGATTAAAGCTATTGGTGATAGAATGTCAGCAGATCAGATGGTATTTTTAGAAGAGTTATCAATGGCAGGAGGAACTGCGATGCTATGCCAACAGGTTAGAGATGAAACAATACAAGTAAAAATCTATAAAGATGGCGAAAACGAAGACTGGAGATTCGAGAAAGGTGAGCTTCGGAAGTAGAAAACGAGGTTCAGCAAAGAAATCATTTAATAAACATAGCCCAAAGCCGAAGGTTTACCGAGGTCAAGGCCGTTAAAACAAAACAAAATGGAAGAATTAGAATTAGAAAACAAGGAATTGAAAGCCCCTAAAACAGTGAAGAAAAACAAAGATGTTTTCTCACAGGAAACTTTTGACTTTTTACACCAAGTCTTAATTGACTTTGCAATAGATATGAAACATAGACCTAAGCTAAAAGAAATATTAGCAGCAGCAAAGCCTGAATCAAAGAGCAATAGTATTTAATAAATAAAACAAAAAACAATGGCAGTAACTAAAGAGAAGATTTTCCTAGGAAGGTCTTTCACAATGAAGACAGCATTTGGGGAGTTTAAGAAAGTATCTTTCGGCCCTGATGATTTAAAGAAAATGAATGACTTTGCAGCAACTAATAATGGTTGGGCTAACATTCTTATTAAAAACAAAAAGGATGCTAAACCAGGGGAGGCAGGTTTCTACATCGAACTAGACACTTGGGTAGCTGACGGTAAGCCAAAAAAGGACTTGCCATTTTAACTTATTCTTATGAGAACAAATATTAAAGAGATTGTAATTAAT